TGATAAGATCTTGCGTATCAAACAGATCGCACGCACAGGTGAGTTATTCCAAGACTATGATTTTGGCGAAGTTGAACAAGATGAGATCATCCAGTTCATGAGTGATAACCAAACTAAATTGCGTGAAGTGTCATTGCGTATGGCTATCAAGATCGCTCAATTACGCAAGAGCTTTCCATTAAAATGGGCAGGACTAGCAACTACAACTTGCTTTAAATCAAGATAAGGAGAAAATATGTGGTATCAAAATATTTGGTTGAAAAAAACAGTGGTATTTGCAGCACTAGCAGTCCTATACACACTATTACCATCAGAGGTAAAGGTATTGGTAGGTAGTTTTGCAGTAGGTTGGATGTTGGTGGATATTACCGGTAAGGTATTTGACTAGTATCAAAACTACGCGATCTGTATACGCAGATCGCTATATATTAATATAAGTTTCCACCGCACCCACTATTGTCTAGCTCCTGGTGCAGTGGCCTCAAAGCCCAGTATATTCGTATATTGGGCTTCTTTTTCAGTTGACAATCAAGATTAGCTAAGGTATAATAATAGTATGTTAAACTATCCTCACGTGGAAGACTATTTGGAATACCTCGCAGGTTATGAAGTGGGTATTACAGCACTAATTATGCCTAACGTGACCAAGATCAGCTTGGCTCGCTATGATATACAGATAGTCAACAGCATGGCCAATGCCACCAGCTTTGGCACAGGGCTTACTGAAAAGCAAGCGGTGTTAGCTTGTAAATTGGTATTAAAGTACCGTCGTCAGTTTGCCAAGCTGGGCATAGATGTTAGTCCAGTTGAGAATCCACAATTCCGTATACCTGTACGTAAACTAGACACTACCAAAGCCATTTGGATAGAAGATGATGTCATCATAGTCAAGTTCCCCTATAATGACATGTTGATTAAAGAGCTACATCACTATAGAGAAGAAAGCCAAGGCTCAGTTAAGTTTGATCGTGACAATAAACGATGGTATGTAGGTATCACAGAACAGAATGTCAATTGGATCTATACCTGGGGAGATATGATCGGATTTGAAATAGCACCCTCCGTCAAAGAATTATTTGATAAAATTATTACAGCAGAACAGCAACCTTACGAGATTAAACTTGTACAGGATAATAGTAAATATACCATCACAAACGCGGCAATGAGCCTATTAGACTATATAGAAAACCATTTGGGTGGCTTTGGCTTAGACAACAAGATCCGGTTAGTAGACTATTCGGGCCTAGGTGGTTATACTGTTGACGACAGCATACTGGCCACTTGTCCGACAGCCATGCATTACATCAGCACTAAACATGCTGTGCATGTCCAACCAAGCCCAGACAATCTAAACATGATCTATGACTATGCTGAACAGACTGACAGATATCCTATCTGTATATTCAATCCCACCATGTTTGAAATAGACTTATCACGCTTTGAAGAACGAGATATAGTGCGTTTTGATAGAAATGGTAAGACAGCTACTAGCGAATACGATCCATATTGTGTTAAAGTAGTATATGCTCAGAAGATTCCAAAGACTTGGGACTGGCCTGTGCCATTGATGGTGACTACATTTGAAATGATGTTTGGTGGTAAGAAGATGGACTGGACTCGCAGGGCAGAAAAAATAATTTACTATGGCGCAAGCCAATTGAGAGAAGACAATTAATGGCTGTAGCTAGATTGATAATCAAAGATGAAGTTAATGTAAAGATAGAAGGCTTAGATTTACATGAACGCAAAGAACTTTCAAACATGTTTAAGTTTGAAATCCCAGGTGCACGTTACTTGCCGGCAGTGAGATTAGGACGATGGGATGGCAAAGTAGCATTTGCCCAACTGGGCGGCAGCACTTATATCAACTTACTACCTGAGATACTACCTTATTTAGAACAGCAGGGTTATGCTATCGAGATAGAAGATCTACGTGAATATAAAACGCAGTATGAATTTGCAGAAGTAGCTGAAGATACATTTAGCCATATCACTTGGCCGGATAAACATCCTATGGTTGGGCAACCAATCATGTTGCGTGACTATCAAGTTGAGATCATCAACAAGTTCTTAGCTAATCCACAATGCCTACAGGAAGTAGCAACAGGTGCAGGTAAAACATTGATCACAGCGGCACTGAGTTATAGCTGTGAACCACATGGTCGCACTATCGTTATCGTTCCAAACAAGAGTTTAGTAACACAAACAGAAGCAGACTATGTCAACATGGGATTAGATGTTGGAGTTTACTTTGGAGACCGTAAAGAGTTTGGACGCACACATACTATCTGTACTTGGCAGAGTTTGAATATCTTATTAAAGGGTTCACGTAATCACGAAGTAGACATCACCATAGGTGAGTTCTTACAAGATGTTGTCTGTGTCATGGTCGACGAATGTTTTGATAGTGATAGTAAGGTATTAACTCCGACTGGATATGTGGCTATTAAAAATATAAAAGCTGGTGACAAAGTAATTAACTATTCGGAAAATACTAAAGAATTTAAGATAGATACTGTAGTTAAACAACATATAAATTTAACTAATTCGTCTAGCGAAAAAATGTATGAGCTAACCTTTGATAATGGAGTATCTATCCGTGTAACTGGCAATCATAAATTTTTAACTAATTTGGGTTGGTGCAGGGCCGACGAATTATCAGATAACCATGAAATTGTAAATAAAACATAAATACATATAGCTAATGCAGAAGTCCTTATGAAAATACAATACAATAAATGGATAGAATTACTCAATGACAGACTAATAGAACATAATCAATCTATTAGAGTAATCGAGTACTCTAGTGGCACATTAACATTGTCGAGCGGTGAAACTTTACTAGATAATAAGTTTGAGAAATTTAAAAAACGAGTTATGAATAAAAAAACCACAATGTGGGTAGATAATATGGATAACTTATTCCATGGTACAGTTACTGAAAAAGAAATTAAATCTAAATTGGCGGCAATTGGCGGGTTGTCAGTACAAGAAAAATACGGTGAAAATATTAGATTAAATCTTAATACAGGTACCCCATGGAATAAAGGTACCAAAGGACAAAATATAGGTACAGGTACTCCCCGACCACAAGCAGTTAAAGACAAAATTAGTGAAAAAAATTCCGGCAACAGAAATGGTATGTACGGAGTTAAGATGACTGAACAAGATAGACAAAAAAAATCATCATTAATGAAACAAAAAATATTAGCAGGAGAGTTTACTCCTAACAGCAATAATAGAAATACTCATTGGGACACGAAATTTAATAGTAAATCGTATAGGTCAAGTTGGGAGGCATTATATCAATATATTAACCCTTTTGCAGAATACGAGACACTGAGGATAGAATATAATTTGCATGATAAAAGACATATTTATATTGTGGATTTTGTAGATCATGTCAATAAACTAGTGGTAGAAGTTAAACCTAAAGAATTGTGCATTGGAGAGAAATTTGGTGCGAAAATGTCGGCACTAACTGCATGGGCCAACAATAATAACTATAAAACACTATTAGTTAATAAAAAGTGGTTACAAGAACAAGTAGTTGATATTGATTACAGTATGTTTGATACAAAAACTGCAAAAAAAATAAAGGCGTTATATGAAACTAATTAACCGAACAGAAATATCTAAACCGGCCAATGTATATAATTTACATATAGAAAATGACCACAACTATATTGTCGACGGAGCAGTGGTGTCAAATTGTCATATGGCCAAAGCGGATGCGCTGAAAACTTTATTAACGGGAGTGATGTCACACATACCTATCCGTTGGGGACTAACTGGCACGATTCCTAAAGAAGACTACGAATTTGTCAGCCTAAAGTGTAGTATAGGTGATGTCATTGGCCGTCTAAGTGCTAGTGAATTACAAGAGCAGGGTGTGTTGGCTAACTGTCACGTAAATGTACTACAGTTAGTTGATCATGTAGAATATAAAGATTACCAAAGTGAGTTACGTTACTTACTTGAAACAGAAGGGCGATTGGATTATATCGCACAGTTAGTAGAAACTATACGTAAGTCAGGTAATACTTTGGTCCTAGTTGATAGACTAGCACCAGGCAAAGCCTTGGTTGACCGTATTAAAGATAGTGTATTTGTGTCTGGAGGCACTAAAGCAGATGATAGAAAAGAACATTATGACGACGTTGCAGAAATGGATGATAAGGTTATTGTTGCTACCTATGGTGTTGCTGCTGTGGGTATCAATATCCCTAGGATTTTCAATCTTGTTCTTGTGGAGCCTGGTAAGAGCTTTGTTCGGGTCATCCAATCCATTGGGCGTGGCATACGTA